TTATATTCAAAACCTTTGAATTTATCGTTAAAAAGCGAATTGGTTTTATTGTTAAACACATCTCTTTGAGATTGTGTTATTTTTTGTTGCTGTTCAGATTCCTTATTGTATCTATTAAAAAAGTCTAATGCTTCTTTAGCTTCAGGGGTTAATCTGTTACCAGCTTTAATTTCTTTATAATAATTAGCTTTTTGATTTTCAAGATGATATTTTGCTTGTGCAACTTCTTCTTTAAATGCTAATTTTTTTCTTTTAATATCTTTTGCATCATCAACTTCTTCGTCATATGAAAATTTATCATCAATTAAAAACGCAATTTCATCTGCTGATAAATGCGGTTTTGCCTGAGTATAATATTCATGTAACAAATCCATTTGTTCAAATTTTTCGTAGTCTTTATTTAATGCAACATAATCTTCTAATGTACCACCAGTTTCATTCATAAACTTTACTAAGTCTGTAATGTTTTCTGGATAGTCTATTGGTTCTTGTGCTTTAACTTCCGGTAATACTTCTTCTTGTTGCGGTGTGGAGTCGGCAACCTCAGTGCTTGTTTCCACTCCTGTATTGTCAACTGTATCTTCTTCATCTGTAATTTCTTCTAATACCGTTTCTTCTATCGGTTCTTCAATTACTTCTTCTTCATCGCGTATTTCTTGCAATCCCACTTCGGCTTCTTGCCCAGCTTCTTCATTCTCGCTGCTTCCGCGTAGCACGCCATCTTCTGTTTCTTGTTCTTGAACGGCATCTTCTTCTTGTTTTGGAGGTTGTGATAAATCTACTTTATACATACCAGACTCTTCATCAAATCCGGTATTTTTTTGTATTTCTTGTTCTTTTTCTTGTATTGACTTTTCTTCAGAGTCTAATACTTTTGCTTTAATTTCTTCTGCCATAATAAAATATTATATGATTATACAATTTATATATTACTTAGGATCAAATGTTCCTAAGCCAAAACCACCGCCTAAAATGTCATTACCACCCGATTCAAATTTTTTAGGAGGTAAATTATTTTTACGCTGGTTAATAAGTTCGCTTTGTTGAGAAGCCTGTATTTTAGTTCTCTCATCTTTACGATCTTCTTTTTCTTTAATTTTTTCAGATTCTTTGTTTGCTTTTACACCCTGTAATTGCATGTTCATTTCAAACTCTAATCTCATTAATTCTTTTTTCAAATTAGCCTCTGCCATTAATTTATTCATTTCCATTTGACTTTTAGCGCTTTCTAATTGAATTTTACTTTGAGTTAATGCTTGTTGTTTTTGAACTTCGGCTTGTGCTGCAACTTGTTGTGCTTGTGCATTAGCTTGAGCTTGTGCTTGTATATTTTGCTGAGCTATTTTTTGATCTCTCTGTGATTTTCTTTTTCTTCTTAACTTTAATAATTGATTAGCAAGCTTAACATTTTTAATCATTCTAATATCAATAGCATCTTCTAATTCAATATTATTTTGACCTATTGCTACTTGAATATTATTTTCTAATGTTTGTTTTTCTTCTTCATCTGGCTCTAATTCAATAAATATTCCAAAGTCATGTAAATGTAATTCTTTTAATTCCGCTAGTGTTGCAACATTATGTGCACCTATACTTTGTATAAAAGCATTCGCAGTCGGCGAATATTCTAATACATCAGATATTCTTAATGCTACTTTTTCTGCAGTTTCAGCTGTTAAAAATAAACCACTTTGTAATATATGTCTCGTAGCTGTATTACTATTTGCGGCAGCTAATTTTTGAATACCAACTAAAGCATGTTTATCTGGAGTACTCGCGTCTCTTGCTTCGTTTAAACCTGTAGCATCTCTGATCATTTGCATATAATAGTTATATGTACTTATTAATGCTGCTAATTTACCGGTACCTGCGCTATTATTTATTTCTTGTATTGGTATTTTGCCAGGATTCATATCTCCATCAGAAGTAAAAGATCTACCAATAATACTACCAGTTTGAAAGAACATATTCAAGGCTTCTTGTGGATTATAATTTGTTCCATTACCTAAGTCAACTTCAGCTAAACCGTCTGCATCAACATAAACACCGTCTGGAACCATTCTTGCTAATATTTGCTGTATCTTTAAATGCGTTAATTGTATCATATCAGCAAATCCTGTTATTCTGCTTACTAATGATTCAACTTTGCCATTATATAATCTAGGCGCAACTAATGAATAATTTAATTTAACCTTATTAGCATCGCTTTTTTCTCGCAACATATTTTCACAAAGATTCCATTTTAAAAGTTTTTTAGCACCAGGTATATATACGCCTTCATAAAGAACTTCTATATTTCTTGCAATTCTTTCAAATTTTAATCCTTTAGTTGTCGGAGGATTAAAAGCATCTGATTTTTTAATAATTTTTTCAGCACCAGTAGCGGTTTCTTTTACCTTGTATACTTCATTCATATATGATTTATAATTGAAATATAAAACTTCTACAAAGTTATTATCTTTCTTGTCATATTGTTGAGTATACCTATTTGTATTAAATTTATTACTACCATTTTTAATTAATACATCAATATCTTCATTAGTTAAATCAGGGAAGTCTTTCTTTAAATCATTTATATTAACAGATTTTATTTCACCTATATAATATAAATCATCAAAATATGGAGATTCACTATGCGAATAAACTAAATGAGCTGGATCTACATATTCTATTTTAATACCTTCTGATTGTGAAAAAACATTTTTAACACAACCCATACCAATTACAGCTAAATCATAATAAAATCTTTTCTTAGTTAGCTCGTAATTATTTTGATTAAAAACTGTTGTAATAGCTTGTTCTTCTGCAATTTCAATTGCTTGTTTATAATTAAGTTGCATATGAAGCTGCAACTCTTCATCATTTTCAGGTAATTGATTTCTTGGTGTATTGTATAAATCTATACCAAAGTTTTCTTTTATAAATTCAGTAATAGGAATTGTTTCCATATCAACCATTAATGATTGCATATATGATGTTCTTTTTTGAACACCATAAGGATCCTGTGAATATGCTTTTATATCATATGTTCTTTCTGCAATACCGTTTACTACTATATCTACAAACTTAGGTATAATAGGTACTGGTTTCCAGTCTAAATTAAGATAAGACATATCACCATTAATAGATAATTCATCTTTATATTTTTGTATACTTTGTTCCCCTCTTGCGTATAACCTTAGTTTATGAAAATTATTTTGATTATGTAAATATCTGTTTACTCCAGATGATCTTTTAAACCATTCATTTTCTATAGCTTTAGCAACTTCTAAGCCATACTCCATAGATAACTTTTTGTCATCGCTAGCCGTTTGACTTGGAAAGTAATTTTGCATAACTGATTCAGCCATAATTTTTAATTATTTTAGATATAGTACCTTTATTTTCGTATTTTGAAAAATTAATATTAAGTTTTGGTTTAACCCTTGTAGCGTGCGGTCTGTATTTATTTTTGTTACATGCCATAATAGCAAGCCCCGAACTAATAGCGGCATCAAATTTTGTTCTTTTATTTATATCAAATTTAGCCCAATCATTTAATGTTCTATTAAAATATAATGTTCCGTATTGCCCTTCATTATTAATACCAACGTAATCGTTGATATATGTTTCAATTGCAGCAGCGTGAGCTTGTCTTATGTCTTCGCTTGAGTTAGGTATTCCACCTATTTCTTTTTCTGTAACTGATAATTTATTTCTAGCTTTGTCTGGTCTATTCATTGAATAGCCTCTATAGCCTCTTCTTTTTAAATAATATAATAATCTAGGTTTATTATTTTCTGCAAGTAATGGCATTCCATAAAATATTAAAGCCATTAAAACATCTTCAAAAAACATTTCTGCTGTTTGAGGTCTAGCAATATATTCTAAAAAGAAATGATTTGCGGGAGCCTCTTCCATGCTAAATTTAGTTAACCCATGTAAAGAACCTTTTGATCCTTGTCCATCAGTTGTTCCTGATATATCGTAACTATCACAACCAAATGCACCCATATGCTCATTGCCCGGGTATTTAATACCATTTTTAGTTATAACATTATTTTGTTGTTCTACATTCGGAACCCAGCTGATTTTAAACCTTCCGTTAGGATTTGGCGTAAACTGGACTTTTGTGTCTTTAATTCCATTTTGCCACGTAAAGCTGCCAACGGTAACTTGCGACAGATTTGCGACTTCATCATTGTAATCAATTTGCTCGTAAATTTTTGCTAGATTAAATATACTATTTTTTGTTTCGTCTCTAAACGCATG